TCAGCTCAGACGTTTTCATTCATTCCTCGTGATGGGTTTAATACGATGATTCTTACGGATGACCAAACGAACACACCTGTTACAGTATCCATCACCAGTTCAACGCAAGGAGACTACATAAACACGATAACTGCATCCTTCGCATTAAAAGAAGGACACTTCTACGACTTAGTTCTAAAACAAGGAACTGACATCGTCTACAAAGACAGAATTTTCTGTACTGACCAAAACATAGTAAACTTCTCGGTTAACTCAGGTGAGTACGTTTCAAATACAACCGCAAATACATACATCGTTTATGAGTAACATACACGTTTTAAATCTATCTGCCTACACCGCTCCTACAATCGAAGAGAGTAAGAGAGATGCTTGGGTAAATTATGATGGTGCAGACGGAGGCAGTTACTATCAGTTTTTGATTGATAGATACACTAATTCTACCACTAACAACGCTATTATAAACAATATCTCACGCCTTATCTACGGAAAAGGACTCTCAGCTACTGATGCTAACCGCAAGCCTAACGAGTACGCTCAAATGATGACCTTAATCTCTAAGGATTGTTTGCGTAAGATTGCTTTAGACCGCAAGTTGTTTGGTCAATTCTCTATTCAGGTACATTACAACGACAAGCACGACAAGATTCTTAAGGCTTATCACATACCTGTTAATTTACTTCGTGCTGAGAAATGCAATAAAGACGGAGAGGTAGAAGGCTACTATTACTCGGACGATTGGTCAGACGTCAAGAAATATGTACCTAAGCGCTTCCCTGCGTTTGGATTCAGTAAAGAGAAGGTAGAAATACTATTCTCTAAGCCTTATGCCGTAGGAATGAAGTATTATGCTTATCCTGACTATCAAGGAGCAGTTCCATATGCACTATTGGAAGAGGAAATCTCCGATTACCTAATCAACGAAGTACAAAACGGATTCTCAGGAACTAAAGTTGTAAACTTTAATAACGGAGTACCTACATTAGAACAACAAGAAATCATCTCAGCGAAGGTTCTTGGCAAGTTGACTGGTTCTAAAGGTCAGAAAGTAATCGTAGCGTTCAACGACAATATGGATACTCGCACAACGGTTGAGGATATTCCACTTAATGACGCACCTGAACACTACACATATTTAAGCGAAGAATGCTTGCGTAAGATTATGCTTGGACACAACGTAACATCTCCGCTTTTATTTGGTGTTGCATCGTCTAACGGCTTCTCGTCTAACGCTGATGAGCTTGAGAACTCTTTTATTCTTTTCAACAATATGGTGATTAAGCCTTTCCAAGAGGAGATAATTGACGCCATTGACAAGATGTTAGCCTTTAACAATATCTCGCTTAACCTATTCTTCAAGACTCTCAAACCGCTTGAGTTTGTAGACTTGGAAAATGCAGTTACTGAAGAGCAAGTTGCAGAGGAAACAGGAACTGAGCTATCGAAACACGAAGCCTTAGATAACGAGATTGCAGATGCACTTATTGACTTAGGAGAAACACCTAACGAGAATTGGCTTCTAATAGACGAATACCCTGTGGACTATGACTTAGATGACCAAGAGAATGAAATGCTCTCTAACGAGCCAAAAAGCACCTTATTATCCAAAGTATATAACTTCGTAACTACAGGTTCTGCACGTCCTAACGCAAAGTCTGAGCAAGACGAAGTAATTGACGGAGTAAAGTTCATTACTCGCTATGTTTACGCAGGTGAGACAAGTTCTAAATCTCGTCAGTTCTGTCAGAAAATGATGACGGCACAAAAGATTTACCGAAAAGAGGACATTTTACAAATGGGCAACCAACCTGTAAATGCAGGATGGGGTGCTAAAGGCGCTGCTACTTATGACGTATGGAAGTTCAAAGGCGGTGGCAATTGTCATCACCGTTGGAACAAACAAGTATATGCAAGTTTTGAGGGTGTAGGCATTGATGTTAACTCTCCTAAAGCTAAACAAATCGCAGGTAAGAAAGCAGAGAAGTTTGGATACGTTGTTAAGAACAATGCTTTGGTATCTCAAAGACCAGTTGATATGCCTTACAATGGCTTTTTACCTACTAACCCTATTTACGGCAAGAAATAATGGCAACGGCACTACTAATTACAAGAGACGATATAGTTCGTTTTACGGCAGTCAACGGCAATGTGGATACTGACAAGTTCATTTCATTCGTTAAGATTGCTCAGGACATCCACATACAAACATACTTAGGTACGAAACTACTTGAGAAGCTACAAACTTTGATTATTGCAGGAACGCTTACAGGTAACTACGAACTGCTTACTGAGACGTATGTAAAGCCTATGCTGATACATTGGTCAATGGTTGAGTATTTACCTTTCGCAGCTTACACAATCGCTAACAAAGGCGTTTACAAGCACTCATCTGAGAACGCTGAAAACGTAGAGAAAAACGAAGTAGACTTTTTATTAGAGAAAGAGCGTCAAATTGCTCAGCACTACACGGAGCGTTTTATTAGTTATATGTCTTTCAACCAAGATTTATTCCCTGAGTACAATCAAAACGTTGACCAAGATATGTACCCTGACACTACGAACAATTACACCAGTTGGTTTATATGAAAAAGAACAGACCAAAGGGTTTGAAATATAGCCCTAAAAACACGAATGTAGAGAAATTACGAATCTATTTAAGCAAACAAGAAAATGGCAAATAGCAACGGATGGGGAGATGGCGCAGCGAACAACTCAATAGGTTGGGGTCAAGGCGCAAACAACGCAATTGCTTGGGGTGATTCTCACGCTAAATCTTGGGCAGGCGCTACTGACATTGTAGGACTTACTACTGACCCTGATGCGCAGGCATTCATTACTGCTGCTGCGATTACAGACCCTACTCAACAACTTGCAATTGACAATCTTGTTAAAGGATTGAAGTCGGATAACATTTGGACTAAAATGAAAGCCATTTATCCGTTTGTTGGTGGCACTGCTTCAACTCACAAATGGAACTTGAAAGACCCTCGTGATTTGGATGCTGCTTATAGACTTGTTTTTAACGGAGGATGGACGCATTCAAGTACAGGTGCTACTCCTAATGGAACTAATGGATATGCTGATACGTTTTATAATCCGTCTTTATCAGGGCAATTAAATTCAGCTCACGTTAGTTACTATTCAAGGACAAATAGCAATGGAACTGAAGTTGAAATTGGGGTTGAAAGACCTATAACTAATTTTCAATTATTGGAAATAAGAACAGCAGGTTTAACTTATTTCTATATGAATCAAAGTTCAGGTTTAGGTGTTGCAGATGCAAATTCATTAGGTTACTATATAGGCAATAGAACTGCATCTAATGTTGTTAATGGATTTAAAAATGGGACTAAAATAAATAATGCAACCACAGCATCTAATCAATTACCTAATGCTAAAATGTATTTAGCTGCATATAATCAAAGTAATAACACCGCTGCTGCATTTTCAACTAAACAATCAGCCTTCGCATCAATCGGAGATGGACTTACAGACACCGAAGCAGCTAACCTATACACACGAGTTCAAGCATACCAAACCGCACTTTCAAGACAAGTATAATGAAATTAGCAGACATCACAACCGAAGATATCACCACCTTGGTCGGACTATTGACTGAGGTACAAAAAGACGAATTAGTCGGAGTTTACTACTCTGCTGATTCTATCTACAACCCTATTCAAGATATAGACGATAATTGGGTCATCTCAACTGAGGAAATGATTTACACCACTAACGAAGATACGTTGTGGGTTAAAGACCTTGATTTGATTCCGTATATTGCTAAACCAACCCCATCTCCATTCTAATGACTGAGTTTGTTACCATTGTAAAAAAATACGGAGTAACTGGCGTTCTTTGCTTATGGTTGTGGCACACGGATAACCGATTGAACAAAGTTGAAACCGCACTTTACGACTGCTACAAAACTCAAAGCTTTAGACAAGCTACGAAAACACGAATAAACCTACCTGAAAAACTTTTAGCCGTATTGCCAAATGATAAAAGAACTAATAAACGAAACTCTAAAGCCTAACGGAAAATGGTCTATAAAAAGGCTATCCGCTTTTACGTCTTTTTGGATTGCGGTTCTTTACGCTATTATACCACTATTCAAGCCGTTTAAAGTTCACGAATTTGTATTTGTCGGGTTACTTACTTACTCGGCTACTGCAATAGGTTTAACTGTATGGAGTAAAAAAATAGACAAATGATAACAACTGCACAAGCCTTAGCAAAATACGGACAACCCAACGAAAGAGGAACGTATTTAACCACCATTAAACTACCCTACCCTATGCGTATAGCGTGGGATTTAGACACCAAAGTAACAAAGATGCGCTGCCACAAGTTGGTAGCAGATGCGTTTTTAAGCGTGTTTAACGAGCTTTTAGCGGTCTACGGATACGAACGTTTGGTAGAGTTAGGAATTGACCTTTACGGAGGATGTTTTAACTTTCGTAAAATGCGAGGTGGTTCGTCTTGGAGTAAGCACGCTTGGGGTATTGCTATTGATTTAGACCCTGCGAGAAATACTCTAAAAGAAACTTCTAAGACTGCACGCTTTGCACGTCCTGAGTACAAGCAAATGATTGACATTTTTTATAAACACGGATTTATTTCACTCGGTAAAGAAAAGAACTATGACTGGATGCACTTCGAGATTGGCGGTTAGTTCCGTTATTTTGTCGCTTTTATTGGCAATACTTGCGACATCTTGCTCAGTAAATTACCACGTCCGTAAAGCCTTTAAAAAAGGTTATAAGTGCGAGGAGGTTGCCGATACAATTCAAATAACTTCGGTCGACTCAATTCCGTACGTTTTAAGGGACTCTATTATGTGGGAAAGGGTATTAGTCCAAAAAGATACAATCGTGCGTTATAAGGTCTCTAAAGTGCCTTTAACGCGATTTGAGAAGCGTATCGAGTACAAGTTAAAACGAGATACCCTACGAATGATTGAAAAAGTAGAGGTCGTCAAATGGAAAACTGAAAAGCGCAAAAATCCTAAACCGAACATATTATTGTTAGTTTTGGGATTTGTAGTGGGAATGTTTACGGCATTCTTACTACGCAACTTTAAACCAACGCTATGAGACAAACACGCTATCGCTTAAAATCAGATGAGGTAGAAATCATTGAACAATACAGAGCGATAAAAAAAGAATCTAACTCACTTGGGTTAGATGACAAAGACGTAAAACACGGATGGTTAAAATCTAAGAATGCTTCGTTTTTTTTTAAGAATCCAAACTTTAACGGACAAGAAGACAAGTTCAACGAGTTCAAAGATGAGTTGTTGGAAGAGATGGAAAAGCATAGTCCGTCTTATCCTACGATAACACGAACTCAAAGCGAAGAAGGACACCTGTTAGTCATAGACCCTGCTGACATCCACATAGGTAAACTATGCGATGCGTTTGAAACTGGTGAAGACTACAACTCTCAAATAGCCGTACAACGTGTTTTAGAAGGCGTACAAGGCATTTTAGACAAGTCCGCAGGCTTTCATATAGACAAGATTTTATTTGTTGGTGGA